AGCAGTGGACGACTGTTTCTTGTGGGTTCGAATCCCACCGCGCCGACCAAATTTTAACTCTTTACTCGGTAAAGTATTATGAAATATAAACTCCTAATCAAATCCGGTAATGAGCACCGAGGCGGTGAGCGCGGCTTACATATACGGCGAAGTATGAAAAACAAAGAAGTAAAATTATGAAAATTTATATGGGTCCCTATAGGAGTTTGTATATTAGCCCATACATGTTGACTGACTGTCTAAAGATATTTGGCGTATCGGAAGAACGTCGCGACACAATCGCAGTATATTTATGCGACACTTGGGTAAACACTTTCTGTGAGTGGGTGATGGCCCGCTCTATATTCAAGCGAAGAATTAAGATTAGAATCGATCATTATGATATCTGGAGTATGGACGAGACTATTTATAGTATCGTTCATCCCATGCTGATTCAATTAAAGTTAAAAAAATGTGGAGCTCCTTATGTAAAAGATTCGGATGTTCCCGAGCATCTTCGTTCGACCGCAGCTCCAGCTAAAAAGAACGAGTGGGATATTGATGATTATCATTTCGATAGATTCAATTGGATATTGGATGAAATGATCTGGGCGTTCGATACTGATGCACGAAACAAAGAGAAAGATATTTATTTTTCCATTCTCCCAGAAGAGCGCGGAAGAGAGTTACTGGAAATCATGCAGGATCGTAAACAGAATGCTAATCGCCTATTCGGAGTATATCTATCTTCTTTATGGGATTGATAGTTTACAATTTTAGCAATAAGTCAACCATGGCTTGACAATATGACTATGACTGTGTATAATAATAATATGAAGCTTCATCAAGACTATGTAATTTCTATTGCCAAATCAGCTAATGCGTCTGGATACCATTTTGGTGCCGTTATATTTGATCGGCGGAGTGTGATATCTACCGGATGGTGCCAGAAAAAGACTCATCCACGGCAAGCCCGTTATATGATGCGCTGGGCTCATTCATATAAGCGCAACAATACTTGGCTACACGCCGAAATGCACTCTCTTATTTGTGCGCGGACGGATGTTACGGGTTGCGATATGATCGTGGCTCGGTGGGCTGCCAATAGGATCAGGGCCAGTCACCCGTGTATGGCGTGCTGGCAGGCCATAACCGTAGCCGGTATTCGTAGAGTGTGGTATTGGTCAGAACATGATAATGCCTGGGTATATCGCAACGTAAATCAGTAGAGTAATATTATTGCTCATAATACCTTAACAAAGCAATAATATTACCGTCGATTTTGGTAGACAAATGCCCTAAGCTATGTTAGGATTATAATATGATGAAACTCACACGAATGTCTAACAATGTCGCGGTTCTTGCATTACCTGAGGGTGTGGAAGTTCTTTTCTCGTATGATACTCCGATTGCGGCGTTTGTGCCGGGTCAGGGCTATATGATCACTAGCACCAAATATAGTAAAACTACTACAAAGCATGGTAATTCTTGGGGACCAAAGGTAAAGACTATTGTGCCTCAGACGGTGATAGACCAGCTTATGAGTGTAAAGTCCTAATCATAATGATGATCTATGATTTTCCTTTTCTGAAAGGAAAATGATCATTATGTAATGTGGAGAATTTGATATGACTAAAGCACAAAAGAAAATCGAAATGAAGAACCAAAATCCTATAATCGAGTCAAAAACCGAAACTCTGTCGGTTGAAAAACTTTGTCAAATGATGCTTCGCGAAGAACTAAATTGTAATCCCGTTGGTCAAAGACCGCCCGTCAAAGCTAATCCGGATAATGACAAAAATAAAGGAATTATTCAATGTTTATACAATGGTATTGGTATTGGGCTAATTACTGTTCGAGATATTAGAAATTGTGAAGAAGAAGAGATAAAAAGGATTTATCCAAATAATTATTATCTGGTTATCGATGGTGGTCATCGTTGCCGTGGTATTAGAGATTTTATGAATAATAAATTTAGTTGCACTATCAATGGAGAAAAGAAAAATTGGAACAAAATGACTCCGAATGAAAAAGATCATTTGATGTCGAGAAAAATAAATATGGAAAAAAAAATTTGTACTTCTATGCAAGCTATTGAAATTTTCAAGGGACTCAATAGCACAACTAAAGTCAATGCTTACGAAATGATTATGTCTGATGATCAGTCCAAAATTTGTAGAAAAATTCGTGAGTTGTCGAGATCATATCCAGAATATGGTGATAACGATTGTCATGAAATTTTTACGTTGACTGATGATGATACGGCTAAACATTTTACTAATGTCAATGAAAGAGCAATTTGGCACACTTATAATTTCGTCGCATTACATAAGAGTATGAACATGTCCAATTGTGATGCTGGTGAAAATGATACAAAAGAATTATTGAAAATGGAAAAAAATGGTGATTTTGAGGTTCCGCAAAAAGCTTGGGATCATGTGGATCAATTTTGGAATTTTTGTTTGACGTATAGAAAGAAGATTGGCAAAAAAATTAGTCAGGACATGTTTGCAGCTTTACATGCAATTTGGTTCAAATTACAAGAGGAGTATAAAGAAAATTTCAAATTAGATATGGATACTTTCAAGGACGAATTTGAGGACATTCGTGTGAAGTTGACAGGAAAAACGAAAAATGAATATTCAACTAAAACTGCCCCCAATCTAGAGGATGAAGAAACCAATATCAAAGAATTGGTACGAAACTACTCAAAGTCTTATTCTGACGGAGAAAAGACTACCCGTGCAGCCAATATTATGTGGGATGAATTATTAAAGGCAAATAACGGAAATCCTGAGGAATGTGGCATCACAGTTTTAGATAGCAAAAGGAGTGTTCCGCGGAATATTAGATATCAAAAGTTTATTGAAGCTAAGCGTCGCTGTTATATCGATTTGCATACAGAAAGCTGTCGTTATGGTGGAAATAAAATGGAATCGGTAGATGATTGTGTTTTAGCACACGATAAACCACATGCTTATGGTGGAAAAACAGAAGATGGTGTTATTATGTGTAAACATTGTCATGATAAACAGGGAATGATGGATCTAGAAGAATTTATTGAACATCTACAATCTAAAGAAAAAAAGAATCGGAAGAAACGCAACGCAAAGAGGCGCTAAAAATGACTAGTTCTGGATGGAATACGCGCCGGGTATATCTATTCGAGGCCCAATACTTTCACGGGCATCCTCTGAGTAGAAATATGCCGATGGCTAAGCTACGTCGCATAGCCATGAAAATATGGCACGATTTATTTTCCACATCTGGTCGAGATTACTATCCACTGCCTAATATTCGCGCAGGTCGTGGTGTAAAATATAATGGATCTCTGTATAGCTACTATGAAAAATACTATGGAATTGTGCTCGCGAGAAATCAGCGCAATATTGTGATTTTAATTCATGAACTAACCCATGCTCTTGGATATGATGATCATGATAAGGCGTTTGTAAATCAATATTTTAAGCTGTTGCGTAAATTTACGGATATAGATAGTAGATCACTAAATCGCGCGCGGATCAAGTACAAAATTTAGGTATTGATAGAATGCCGGATTAGCACAGTGGTAGTGCAGTGGTTTTGTAAACCACAGGTCGGGAGTTCGAATCTCTCATCCGGCACCATTAAGCGGTTGACATTGCAATTATCATGATATATAATGAAATAACAAATGATTGACATGATGACATGACCGCAACACAAGCTAAAAGCACACTCAATCTAATGACTCAGTTTCGAGCTATGGGTCGTCCATGGCGCATGGACGAATGGGACTATATCATAACTGGGCGGTCGTTTCTTAATTATGATGATGCGATTGATTATCTCAACCGGGTTATTGCCATGAACAGCAATTATGATGAGGATATTATATATGACGTATGATAAAATTGGACTGCTTGAGGCAGCCCTCAATAATGTGATTACCGTTCGATTTATCAAGGTGAATGGCGAAGAACGTACTATGAAATGTACGCTACTCAGGGAATATCTTCCTCCTCAGAAAGATATCGAGGAAATAACTACGAAAGAAAATCCGAATGTTCTCGCGGTATGGGATATCGAGGCCATGGGTTGGCGAAGCTTCCGCGTCGATTCGGTGTTGGATGTAACTTTGCCCGCGGTCTATACCCCGTCGAAAGAAATTTAGTAATGACAAAACTTAATATTACTGGGCTCAAAAGTGAGTCAAAGAACATCGATCCGAATAGCGACGGCACGTATTCGCATATCGGCGCGCGTGGCGGTACCGAAATGATAGCCGAGCAGATTCGTAGTCGAGTACCTCCAGAACTTCTTGCCAAGTTCAATCTTATTCATTCGCGCGTGCGGGAAGAAAATATCTCTAAGGATAAGAGTAATATTCTTGTTCTACATGACACATGGGACGATCCCGAAAGTCAGCACCTTAAAGATGAGAAGAGCTTAGATCGGTTTTCCAAATTAATTTTTGTGTCGCACTATCAGCAGGCCACCTTCAATATCGGGCTGGGCGTTCCCTTCAATAAGGGAGTGGTCATTCAAAATGCAATTGAACCGATTACGCTTACTCCCGACGATAAGAAGTCCTCGATTATTCGATTCATCTATCATACCACACCACACCGAGGGCTGGAGCTTCTTGTTCCTGTCTTTGAAAAACTGGCTGAGAGTGTGCCCAATATTCATCTGGACGTATATTCGTCGTTCAAGATTTATGGATGGAATGCTCGCGATGACCAATACAAGAATATCTTCCAGCGAATTATAGATCATCCCAATATGACGTATCACGGGTATCAACCCAATGAAGTCGTGCGCGAGGCACTAAAAAAGGCTCATGTTTATGCATACCCCAACATCTGGCCAGAGACCTCATGCATCTCCGTGATCGAAGCCATGAGTGCTGGATGTAATGTAATATGTCCAAATTTTGCGGCTCTACCCGAAACCTGCGCCAACTTTGCTACGATGTATGGATTCAATGAAGATTACAATGCACATGCTAATATGTTTGCGGCTATTGCTCACATGATGATCCGTGAATATTGGCAGGAGAACAATCAGAATAAGCTAAAGTTTCAGAAAATGTACTTTGATAATTTCTACAACTGGAATATACGAGCGCAACAGTGGAATGCTTTGTTAAGCTCTATGGCGAATTGATATGAAAGATATTAAAATTGCCGCCGACTTATTTAGATTTATCGGCGCAGAACCTAGCTGGGCTAACTTCGATCCAACTAAGGTTGATGATAATGAGCGCCGTATTATGAATGCGTATAATTGGTATAATTATGCAGTGGCAGATAAAGATAAGAATAAGCTCGTAGCGGACTATATCAGTAAAAATGCGGCCACAAGCGATGATGTTCGTGCTATCAATGCGCTAGATTGTTGGCAAATTCCCAATTGGTTCCTATCTCAATGTCGAATGCAATTACGCGGACTGATTTTGTCGGATGACCGTAAGAAGGCATTCGATACCAGGCTACAAGATATGATCCGCCTTGGAATGGAGAAACTTGAAAAAAATAAGATCAAGACCCAGACAACGGCCGTCGGTTCAGTACACGACAATATTCGTTTGTCTGCACATAATAAGTCCGCCTATATCGATGATCAAGTCGATAAGATGTTCTCAGATCCGAAGCATACATTCAATTGCTATGAATGGCTATTGGCCGAGAAGGTTGGGCCCATGGTTGCAGTGAGGCTGGGCGATATGTATCGTGATGAACTAGACGAAATTGAACTCGCGCTAAATAAAGGCGATATACAGGTCGTTGAAGGTTATTCGTCGTATAGTAAAAAGCATCTAATCGCTGTTCGGGATTTCTTTCGAGCAATAATTGCAGACTGTGAAACTTGGGCGCGAAATCAGAAGAAGAAGCCCAGGGTGAGAAGAAAGACTACCAAAAGTGCGGATCAACATGTTCGCAAGCTTAAGTATATGAAGGAATTCCCAGAATTAAAGCTGGTTAGTATCGATCCATCCAAGATCGTCGGCGCAAATGAGTTGTGGGTATTCAACACTAAATACAGAAAGCTACAGCATTATGTGGCGCGTGATCGTGGCGGACTGCAAGTCAAGGGAACTTCCTTGCATAATTTTCACGATATTAATTCTGTCGCCAAGACGCTAAGAAAGCCCACGGAGGTATTGCCCAATATCATGACTGGTGGAACTAAAGCAGTTAGCCGAGTATTTGACGCCGTAAGATCCGTGGCCACCAAGTGCAATGGGCGTATGGGAGAATCGTCCATCATTCTTCGCGTCATTTAAATGCGCGATACATCAAATGTAGTTCATTCTTTTCCTGTCAATAGGATAGTACGCCGATCATCATCCCCACAGAATTATTCGGAGCGACTTAAGAAGCATCACATAAATCAGATTCTGGATGACAAAGCAACGATTCTAGCTGTGCAATTACTACTCGAAGGCATCGATATTGATGATGTTGAATTCACAAAGGGGTTCTCGCTAGCTATGGAATTTCTTCGTGCAGCACTATATAAGACGTATGGTATTGATCATCCTCTACAATTAACCGCGACTGAAATAATTAATCATATAACGAAGAAACCGAAACAGTAAATTCGTCCTTAACTTCTATAACATGAAATAACAATATTATGATTCTTCTAGACCTCTCACAAGTTATGATTGCCAATATCATGATATATCTGACTCGCCACAATGGTGCATCCCAAATTGTAGATGAGAATACAATACGTTATATGGTATTGAATAGCATTAGGTTACTTCGCAATAAATTCAAAGAATCCTACGGCGAGATGATAATCTGCTGCGATTCCAATGATGTATGGCGAAAAGATATTTTTCCGCACTATAAAGCCAATCGTAAGAAGATGAGGGAAACTTCTACCGTCGATTGGACTTCGTTATTTAATGTTTTGGGAACAATACGTAATGAGCTTGGCGAACATATGCCATATAAGATTTTGCAAATTCCTAGGGCCGAAGCTGACGATGTTATAGCTTCACTGTGCCATGAATACGGTAAGACCATGCGAAACGCCGGAGAAAATATTATGATTGTGTCGGGCGATAAGGACTTTGCCCAGCTTCAGAAATATGCCAACGTGTATCAATATGCGCCGATACAAAAAAAGAATATCACCGTAGATAATCCCGAAAGATTTTTACGCGAGCATATTATGCTTGGCGACCGAGGCGATGGCGTACCTAATTTTCTATCTGACGATGATACTTTCGTTTCTGATAAACGCCAGAAGCCCATAATGCGTAAGAAACTGGACGAATGGTCTGTCCTCGATCCTACTATCTTTTGCGATGATGAAATGCTACGCAACTATAGGAGAAATGAGGAACTAATCAATCTTGATAAGATTCCGAAGGCTATTCAGCAAGAGGTGATCACTCAGTTTACTACGCAAACGCCATCACCTCGATCAAAGATATTAAATTATTTTATTCGTTATCGGCTAAGCAATCTAACTGAACATATTGGAGAATTTTAATGATTAAATCACTATCTAGTATTATTCTCGAAATAGAAAAGCAGACTACCGACGAAGCTCAGGCCGACGTTATGAGAAAGAATAGCAGTGCTGCACTAAAGACTATTATTGGCTATGCGCTTGATCCTGGCGTCACGTGGATGATTCCGTCCGGTGCACCGCCCTATAAGCCGCTACATGATGCTGCGGATCAAGAGGGTAAACTATATTCGGAATGCGTTCGTATGTTCATATATTTTGTCGATAGTCCAGAGAATCGAAATATTACACAGGTTAAACGCGAACAGCTATTCATTCAGCTACTTGAATCTGTTGATCACGATGATGCTAAACTGATATTGCGTGTGAAGGATAAGGCTCTTAATATTTCTCGTAAGGCCGCGAGATTGGCTTTCCCTAATATGACTAAAAATTGGCCGGAATGATTGCGTTTGTAATTGGCAATGGAACAAGCCGATTAGGGTTTAATCTTCGCCAACTCATTGGTCTAGGCCAAATATACGGATGCAATGCGCTATATCGAGAATATGCACCAAATTATGATCTGCCGAATTATCTAATTGCCATAGATGACGGAATGATAGAGGAGATTCAAAATAGTGATTTTCCCAAGAATAGATTCATTATTCCACCACTTAGCGAACGATGGGAACCAAAAGAATGTAATCCAAATCAGCCTCGTAGTAATGCGGGTATCAATGCAATGATTGAAGCTATTCGGCACGGAGCGACTACCGTAATTGGGCTGGGGTTTGATTTCATGCTGAATGATGTGGGTCAATCTGTTAGTAATGCATATGACGGAACTATCAATTATGGTCCAAACACTCGTGCGCGGCATGAAGATAATTCGGGGCGCGTGCGATATCTGAATTGGCTAGTGTCTAATAATCCCACTGTCGATTTTTTACTATGCTATGAGTATCAAGCCGATAATATGCTACGTCGTATGCCCTCATTTAATAGTAATATTTCCACGATTACGTATAAGCAGCTATTGAATAATATTAGCGACTAGCATTAGGATTCTCGTCTATTGTGAATGAGGTAAACCAATGAATACTATTCGTCTTCATATTCGCGGACAGATGGGAGTCCAGATTCTTCAAGCCGCGACCGCAATTTCGGTTATCAATAGCGACGAAGAACCAATTCTCTGCGTAAATACGGGCGGTAACTTATCATACGATTCGACAAACAAGCTACAGAATGTTTTTGATGCAAACTGTCGAATAGTTGAAATTGACACGACTCGCAAGACACCGTATTGGGTAGAAGGATCTGCTAGGTATATATTCAAAAATAGAGACAAAATTTTTCGCTGGCTCACGCCTAAGACTCACATCTCATCTAATCCCGATACTATTGGTCGTCTTGGTGTTCATATTCGTGGTAAGGATAAACACGTTGCGTCAGTTGAGTCATATAAGCATCTCCTGACTATAGCCCACGCCGATAGCGTCACTCATGCGAATGGACCCGAGTCACTAGTCATTTATTCGGACGACTCCGATCTAACATCAGAAACATATCCTGATTATGCGATATCAAATCAATCAAGTATCGCCGATTGGATTGATCTATATAATTCCGATATTGTATATGCTGCACCAAGCGCTTTCATAATGAGTATGTTGATTTTCAATCCTAATAAGCGCATTGTATTTTTGGGAGATAAATATTGCGACGGACCTTATATTGATTATCGACATGATATGTTGTTTCTCCGCGAATGCCAAACCCATTGTAAGAATGTGACAATATTAGATGCTTGATAATGTCCTAGAATTCTGTGATGCCTCGGCCGACATCCGCGCACGACTGGAAGATATCATATTCAATGCGAAAAGTAGTCGCACTAGAAATGAGGCGCGCGCTTACGCTCGGCAAGCATTTGAGCTTCTAGCTCCAAACGCAAGTGCAGATGTTCTACTGAGTTCAACAAAGGATTTTACTCGTCTCAATTGTGACACTCATAGTTGTCGAGCGGGAATACATGTGGTAAGATCGTATTTCACTCATCTCATTAGAAATATGCATAGGGCTGAAACCAAATATCGCACTGAATATTCGAAAGAGTACGATGAGCATGGTATTGTGGTCGTTCATGATTTCCTGGAAGATACATTACGTAATGAAGTGATTGCTGAAATTCAAAAAATGCCAGAAACTGTAATGAAGATTCCTTCTAACATTATATCATTCAATACGGAGTCAATCGCACTCAATATCATGCTCAATGAGAGCTATATGAGACCAATAATATTTGATTGCCTGGCTTATACGCGCCCAGAAGTATATGATTTGTATGCGAAGAATACATTTGTTCAGCGATTGAAAATTGTGCCCAAAGATGGTGATGTGCAGAAGATTTTACATTCTGATACGTTCTTTCCCTGCATCAAGTGGTGGTATTTTCCCGACGAGGTAAAGCTGGAGAATGGGCCTTTTGTATATGCGCCTGGGTCACACGTATTCACGCGCGGCCGCGCGAAGTTTATATATGAACAATCTATTGCAGTAGCAACCTATAAATTGGAGGCGACAAGAACCTATGGGCATGCCGAGGGGTCGCTGCGAGTGTTCGAGAATGAGCTAAGCGAGATGGGTTTTGCCGAAAAGCCGTATATGGTTCCCGCAAATTCATTGATTGTCGCAAATGTTTATGGATTTCATCGGCGCAGTGAAGTAGTATCCGTGAGTCATAGGGATTCCGTGCATGGCTCAATTCGCGTGAATACGCCTTTCGTCTGAATATTGATGATTACACTAGACAAAATCTCATAAATAGAAAATACCGTACGTCTCGATGACGACAAGAAAGGAGCCAAATGCACCACAACGAAGATCATACGGCTCGGTTTATCATCATTAACACGATGCTACTGACTCTTATGGGCGTAGCATTTTGGGCCAACTTTCTTACGGGCTTTCTCATGTTGAGTGTCATGGAATATTTCATGATAGGGTTTCTGTCTGTTTATTTCGTTTTTGGAGCATTCAAAGCTTGGCGTGAAGACTGGGTTGTTGTGCGGCATATTGCGAACGGGCTGCCTATGTGGGCTCTGACGTTCACGGGAATTGGTATCATCAGTGCAGCGATTGGATTGACGAATACAGACACAACAACCCTCTTAACGGTATTTAAGAATCTCGCATTGGCCATTTCACCCAATGTGGTTGGTGTGTTTTTTATGGTGTGGTTACGCGAAATTGCCATATGGTGTGGGCATGAGGAAACCTAGTGTTGGTTTTGAGTGGTCATATAGGGATCTACTATTCACTCTTCTGATTGCCTTTATGGCTATGTCTATTTTGGCACTGATTGCGGTTAAAAAAGAAGAAACCGCAAATTCTATCAATCAGGGCAATATTATGGTAGAATTGATGTGGGAGAAAAATGTCGATGCTGATATTGACTTGTGGGTGCAAGCTCCCAACGAAGCTTCTGTAGGCTATGCAAACAAGAGCGGCCCAACATTCAATCTATTGCGTGATGATCTAGGCAAATCCTTTGATTCCGAATCAAGAAATCAAGAAATCGCCGTTGCTCGCGGGCTTAAGCCTGGACCATATGTTGTCAATGTCTACTATTTTAACAGCCCTATGGTGAATCGATCCGTCGAGTGCATTATCACAGTGACGATATTCAAAAACAACACGCTTCGGGTTCTCACGCGCGAAAAAGTCGTCCTTCATTCGATTCGAGATGAAGCAACTGTCATCAGATTTTCACTTGATGGCGAGGGCAATCTCGTCCCTAATTCATTCAATAAGGTGTTCAAGTCAATAAGTGGAATAGTCAGGGCTCAATAACATGTCAATCATTCTGTTCTATTTCTTCATTGTTGGATTTTTAGGAATAATATTACTAATTCATTTCACAAAAAAATATGTGCTGTCCGCAATTCTCTATCCTGTTTTTATTATAGTGATACTGATATCATTTCTGGAGATAAAGGGCACTGCAAAAAATATCTCATATGAATGGAGAGATATCACAACCAACACTGTTCTTGGTGGTTATCTGGACGAGCCCAATGCAATATACGTTTGGTTGCTTGACTCAGACGGAACTCCGAAATCATACGTCATACCTTGGAATATAAATATAGCAGATGAAATACAAAAGATGTTGAGCGCCGCAAAAAGTCAGTCGGTTCGCATTGAACTAGATGTCGAGAAACTGAAAGAAATGCAAAAACGCGGCCGCAATTTTGAAGATAATAATCAGATATATATCGAACATACCAACCAATCATTACCTTCTAAGGTACCACGATAGACTCTACGGCATATGTAATAGCGTATGTATCAATAACGAGTTTATTAACCAATACGTCGGCGGGCCGCACATGCCAACTTGATCTTGCGCCTCCATCGCATTGCCTGCGGTGAGGCGGGACATTGAGGTCAGCCGCCATGGAAATTCCTATTCCTCACTCGAAAAACAGCACCTTGCGCGCCAGCAATATTATTGCTCACAACACCTCAACAAAGCAATAAAATTACCGTCGATTTTGGTAGACAAATGCCCTAAGCTATGTTAGGATCATAATATGATGAAACAGAAATCCAAAAATCAATTCAATTGCCTTACTGCTCTCCTTGAGGGCACGGTATTTCTATTATTCCTTTTCACGATGATTGGAGTATTGATTATGCTTGATGGTATTATCAATTAGCGCAACAATGTTGCTTATTGCGAATCAACAACGCAATAATATTATCGTCGATTTTGGTAGACAAATGCCCTAAGATATGGTAGGATGATAATATGATGAAAAGGACGTCGTGTTCTTTTTGGACAGAACCTAAGAGGAATCTAAGATAATGAGTGTAGTTAAGACTGTGAAGAGCACCAGGGTAAGTAAGCGGAGCGTCATCATCGATATCATGACCAAGAACGCCACGAAATCCATGCAGGATGTGGTCAAGCTTATTGTGAGTTCCACCGCGTTCGTGCATCATGCACGACCGGAAGAGGAAGCGCGATACTATTATGGTAAGTTCGTTCGGACGGGCGTTGCGCCCGGTACGATTGTCCGCGCGCCCAGAAAGGTGAAGAACCTGGCCAGTAAGCCAGTCAAGTCGAAGCCGGCAGCTGCCGCGGTGAAGCCCGTGGTGAAGCCGACTGATGCGGCAGTGCCCGTGGTGAAGCCCGTGCCTCTGGCGCCTTCGATTCCCAGTGATGATCTTACCATCCCTGACTTTCTGAATCGAATGAAGACTTCTTCGGCTGTGACCGGGTAGCGAACAGACGGCACCGCTGAGGGCTAGCTCTCGCCCTTAGAGCTATCGGGTCCATCAGGCAGAAGAAGACCGCGGGTAGCATCAATTTATGACGAGGCGACAAGAAAGACTGAGGTTGATCAGATGGACAGAAATCTTGAACTTTTTCAACTTAATCCTCGAGACTTCGCGCTTGAGCTGGTTGACTCGAACGTGATCGATCCCACGGAGCTGCTCACAGCGGCTCTTAAATGGATGAGCGATGACGAGGTGCGCGACATGCTGGCTGCCAACGGCTTGATGCCGCGGTATGACGGTGCCCATGATGAAGAGCAGGCGAACCACGATGGGTATTACACCGTGTCGGCACCATGCGGCATGGG